GTTAAATGAAACATCCAACTCTATTGTAGTTGGTATACTTAATGTAGAGGTAATTGAGGTCAGATGCATTATGGTGTCTATAGAAGACACTCCGCCAAGCACTAGCGTCGAAGATATTGAAGTAGGGGATACCGTAGGAGTAACATTAACAGGACCAAATTGCAATGTTGACGATATAGAGTCGGCAACAGCAAACTCAATAGCATAATAGATATACGTATCTGCCGAGAACGCCATAGCAGCTTCGGACTCTATACGCAGATCAGCAAATAAATTAACGCCTCCCGGATGAAGTATGCTTTTTACAATCTCTCGATAGGTATCTAAAGACTGATCAGTTCTCAACACATAAGAGAATTGTTGGTAATAATAGTTGTCCTGTAGCTTATTGTTCCAAGATACAAAACCTTTCGTATCAGTATATTTTCCATCGTAATTAGTAATACCTGTTATTCTTCCGGCTCCAGTTGCATCCTGTGCTGCCCTCGAAAGATTATTAATGGCGATAGACTCAATTCGATTATAACCTGCTCCACTATTATCTACAGAAACTGAGGTTATGGAGCCTCCTGATGATTGAGCTGCTATATTAGCATTGAACCCTTTTATGCCACCGCTGCCATCTGATATTCTTTGATCTGCAATATTATCTTGTCTAACACTTATTGTAGGTAGCTCATCGTACCCTGAGCCTCTTGTAAGAGCAACTACAGAAGATATAGTACCTACTGTGGTGTTAGATGTTGCTAATGCTGCACTTAGCGATGTACTTGAACTAGCAATTGATAGATTAGCGCTAATTGTCCCTGTGTTAGACGATATAAAGGTATTAGCACTAATTAGAGTGCCGCTCAGCCCGGCTATTGTATCCTCAAACGTAGGTATTACTTCCGTGTTATTAATACCGCCAACGCTGAAGTTGGCTCCCGAACCACTGCCTCCGGCTATTGATATTACGGAACCTACTGTATAGCCGCTACCACCATCAATAAGATTAGGTATAATACTGGAATCATCGACTGTTAAAACAGCGCCATTGGCATCCGTGCCAGAGGTGGCAACAAATGACACACGATCGCCTACACGATGCTCTGATCCTCCAAAATCAACAATAATATTTTGAAGAGGTCCAACTGTAGATACGATTGTTCCACTTAAACCTTCGTCGGTTGTAACAGATTCAGTATCTTGGAATGTACCTCTTACATTAATAATAAATATCTCAAAAACTTCAATGCCTAATTCAAGAGTAGCTACAACTCTATCAACTTTTGCTGTAGCACCGGACGTCGATCCGGTAATGTTCTTACCACCCAAATTGTATAGGTTGCCACTAAAAGGAGCAGATAGTTTTAGAGATGTTTCTTGAACCCAGCGACCATCAGATACACGTAGCATATCTTGGCCAGGATAGTAGAAATCAATCTCATCATCGTATAATATTCTAAAAAGGAGCTTGTATGCTTGTTCGGTACCTTTGGCTCGGTAGAGTTCTTTTATTCTCGATATCAGCAGAGCTTTGTCTGCAATAATCTCTTCAGGGAAGTCTGCTAATACTTCTCGTTGAAAGTATTTGACAAATTCTTCGTCAGTGTTATCGATGTCAGCGTAATTAAGAAGGTTTTTAGAACGGTCGGTAACCTGATTGGATGTTTCCAACCATTCATAGTATGCTCGCATGAACGCTTTGAACTTAGGACCTTCGGTATCTAAGAACTCGGGCAGCAGTTCATCTACAAGTATTGAAGACTTGTTGTTTGTTGTCATTAAAATACCGTTGAGATGACACCAGAGCCTACGACAGTCGCACTACTACCTTGAGTGCTTACGTTAGACGTTGATGAAGTTATTCTCTTGAGCTTAGTGTCATACAGAGATATGCTTGCCTCTGTAATTGCGAGTATCTGATTTCGTATGCTAGCTATTGTTCCTTCGCGAGGTACAGCGTATATCTGAAGAGCAGTACCTTGGTATCCAGAAATAATAATTTGATTAAGCGTAACAAGTCCTGTATCATAATCGACAGTACCTGCCGTCTTATTTGTATAAATTCTTATATTAGATTCGTCAAAGTAGTACACTCGTACATTGCCAAAACCGTCATCATCAAAATATGAAGCAATGTTCGACTCATATGTAAACGCGCTCGACGTAATTGTCAGGCCTCGACCTGTGTGTGCTTGAGGAGTAACGCTTAACGTAGCACCTCCTGATATATTTAACAAGCTGTTATTAAAAGGAATATTATAGGTCGTAGGTGCTGTTGTAACAGGTATAAAGTTTTTCATCATCTTGAGATCTATCTCGATGCTGGAGATAGCTTCATTGGATGGATATATCTGCCTGATTAGTTCTGAAGAGACATAATCCTTACTAAAGGACACTAGATCAGAAAGCTCATACTGCACAAGCTTATTACCTATAGTTGATACAATTGCACCTGCGGTAGATGACGTAATGTTGGGGTTGTATCTTATCCTAACGGTAGGAACAACAAACTTATATGTTGGATCTACAACTTCAGGGGTTATAGATAGTACATTTTTACTGGATAGATAATTTGTAATGTCGGTTTTTCTTGCTTGAGATATAAAAAACCCTGTGTTAGGTTTTACAGAAATAAATACCTTGCCGTATGTTGGAGGATCGTTTTCTTGGCCGCCCCATACTGAAACAGCTCCAACATCTCCAAAGTTGTTTCTTATTAATGCATCATAGTCACCCGTAGTAACCGCTCGATTCTGAGCTTGATAGTTTCTAGGGGCATTAAACTTTACAGAAGCAATACTTTCTTGCTCTGCGCCACCTGCAGCTGCAGATACTATCTGAACAGCTATATTACTATATCCATCTATAGACGTAGGTGTAGTAAACGTATTAGCACCTTGTGTTAATGCACCACTACAAATTCTATAATCGGCGACGACAATATTTCCGTTGATCAGACCCTTACCAACAGCATTATCACCAAATTTTATCTCGTACTTGCCATCAACATTTTCATTTATAAAGTAGGCGTATGTATTACCGGTAACTGCTGTAAAGTCTGTAGCATTAACCCATGTAGTCAACGAGGTGTTCGAAGAGGACTCTTGTACCTTTACAGATATGCTTCTAGTGTCTACATTTTGATTAGGTATAACATATCTCACAGGGGATGCATCGCTCACATCAAATCGATAAGTGAACGGACGGCCCTCTGTGATATCTAAATTTGTTGAATAAACACCTGAAGAGTTAGCGTTTATTACTTTAGCCTCAGGATTAACATACACATATTGTATTCCGTCAATAGTAGAATTGAACTGAGTGAGAGCTGGTATAGTAATATTATCCGGCGTATCACTAGGTACAATAGTTATATTAACAGTTGCAGTAGATCCTTGGGCTGAGAGTGGTGTATATCCTAGCATCTTAGCTCTAGATACTACATTATTACGTATCTGCGCAGAGTCAAGAAACATTTCATTACCTACCATATTTAAATAAAATGCATTCTTATATGTATTGTAGGCCAATAAATTCAACAATATCTGCATTGTAGAACTTTCGTAATTATAATCTCCGAGCTCGGTTTGATTAGATAGAAACGTCTTAAGATCGCTTTTAATACCATCAAAATCTATGCTTGTGAGCTGTAACGCGTTATTTGCAGACATTTTATCTGGTTCTCTCTATTTCTAAACCAATAGTAATGGGCCTGGCCTGGTTGGCCACAAAAAAGTTAATACTTATTTGTACTCTGTTTGAGTTTGGCGAAGCTACAACTGTAACCTCGTTAACTCTTGCTCTTGGTTCAAAGTTTTTTATTGCGGTTTTAATATCTTCTTCTATATTTACTTGCTCGATTGGATCAAAATTTTCGAATAATCTGCTACGAATATCAGCTCCAAATAACGGGTCATAAGGTCTTTCGAATCTATTACTGAGAATAAGATTCTTAAGAGCTCCTATTACAGCGTCTGCATTTTTCTTAACTGCAACAGTACCTGTAATAGGATGCGCAGTCATAGTAATACCAAGATCACTGAATTGCACCTCTTTTCTTAAGGGATTTATAGATCCTGACTTAGACACACTTTATCCTCTAACTCGATATACTATTTATCAGCATTTTTAACGTCTTGTATCTCTTTCCGACGTACTTTTACAAGTTTACCTATTTCCGCTAGTGCTTTACGTGCTCTAGTACCTGCTGCCTTGTTGCCACCTTCAAATTTCTCATTTTCAGTAACGTAAGTATCAAAAAGCGATTGCATCATTTCATTAGTCATAATTAACTCCTAGGTTATGGTATGGGTGTAGTAGTAACTGAGCCTGTTTCAGTGTGCTTGTGACTCATAATATTAACAGTTCCCACTGCACTCGTTTTGAGTGTTGAGGTATATATTTGTCCCCCAGTTATTGTAGTTCCGAGTAATGCTGTAGTACTTATTGTACCTGTCGTAGACAATGTACCAGCACCAAGCGTTATAACATGGGATGTTGCGGTCTCAGTAAGTACGCCTTGAGTATCGATTACTCGAGTTCCGATAACAGTATCTAATACTGCGCCAGAAACAAACTTTGTATAAGCACCCTGCGTATTATCTATTGCAGCTCCGATTGTAGTATTAATTCTTCCGCCAGCAAGAATAGTATCTGTAGCTCCGCCAAGAGCTACAACTTTATTATCTCCAACGCTGCCACCGAGAGTGGCACCTCCAATATATGTGTCTCTTGTACCTATAATACCTAATACTTGATCCTTAACAACAAACTTATCGTCAGTACCACCCACAATAGTATACATATTGCCGCCTACATTGAGCTCATAGTCTTTAGTGACAGTCTGTTTCATATTGCCATCTACAGTCATATTAACATCGCCCTTGATATTAACAAAACTAGACCCACATATAATCTCGTAATTGTCACCAATAACTTTTACTACTTTATCACCGCTTGGTGATTTACGCTCATCGTATCCTCCACTGCAGTCATATGTTACCTGTCTAGCAGTGAACTGTTTCGGCTCCGGAGGACCTACAAATTCGTCATCGGTAATATAAGGTCCTTGTACAGTTTCTGTAACAAATCCTGACTCTGAAGATACTGTCTGTACATATGGATATTCTTTATCATCAGGCTCTTCGGGCTCACTCCACGTTGTTCCAGCAGAAGGGCTTAGCGATATATCGGTAATACGTGTATTCTTTCTTAATTTAGATTGAGGAGACTCGTAGCCTTCCTCGGCTCGAGCTGCACGCGGTAACTCAGATTCCCCTTCAGTACCATCATCATTGAATCGATACCCTGGAATCTGACCCATAATCATAGGACGTTGTGCCGTGTCTCCATCCATAAAGAAACCGAACACCCATATACCGACTGTTAGTCCTGTGGGCGAGGCAGCTGGGGCTGTGACTGGCTGTATAGTTTGAGCCCAGGGCAAATCTGTTGTTGGTAGTACAGTTTTGTCTTTAGGATGCCATCCGAAACATCTCACTCGAACTCGTCCAAGCTTCAAGGGATCATTTCTACCTTCAACCTCTCCTATGAACCATGTAAAGTTGTATCCTATAAAATCATTCTTAAAATCCACTAGTCGCCTCCACCTGTAATTGACGATGTAATACTACTTGTTGCTGAATCTACTGATGACGTAACTCCGTCCTTGAGGCCCGCTATATCACCCTTAACGTCTGCAATAGGCCCTTTGAAAATTGGTATCTTTTCGAGTAGCTTTATTACAGCAATTATTTTTGCTAGCTTAACTGGTGACACGTTCAATGATGACATAACCTTTGTAGTAACTAGTGCAGCGCCTGTCGCGACTGCAGCATTAGTAAAATCTTTAACTGCATTCGCTGCAAGAGCTTTAGCCTCTGTCTCTATATTCGCAGCTGCTTGATCGAGGTCTGCCTTTATAGCATCGCCTGTGGTAACTTCTGTATCTGGTGCTATGTCAGTATCAGTATCGTCGCTAGTAGCCTTATCGGTACTGTCGCTAGCAGCCCTTTCTGCGGCTTTGGATACCTCTTTAAGCCCCTTATCCAATGCTTTTGTTTTTATATTATCTACAATACCGGATACTACATTTGTATGATTATCTGTTGGAGTACCGTTCTTGCTAAATGTTTGTGCAAGATAAGCTAGCGGCCCAGCTGTAAATTGTTGCGTTGATTCACCCTCTGTATGTATTCTCTGACCTCTTAGATCAGTTGCAAAAGATTCTTTAACGCACTGCATACTAGAGATGTAATCCCCGTTTAATGTAAGCTTTGTTCCAATAGCAAGAACAAGAAACGTTGGGCTTGGACCG